TGCATGAAGGCATACGATGGCTTTTACGCTGAGCAATGCTGGCAATGCGGGGACATTACTTGCCCAAATTGCATCTCAGAACAGGGGACGTGTCCAGACTGCTTCAAGCAAGATTATGGGCACTACCCTACTGACGCACCAAAGGAGTTGAACCGTGGGTGACTTTTCTAACGATCCTGGTCGTCGGATTGCGGTTGGGTCGTTCTTGCAACTCCGGCCCGTGGACTTGATCGACTTGCTTTGGCGCGAGTCCCACAAGCGGACTCAGAAGGACGTTGCCAAAGACCTTGGCATATCGCCGCAATACTTAAGCGACATTCTGAAAGGACGCCGTGAGATTAGCACGGAAATCGCTCGACGCCTTGGCTTTGAGCGGGTCGTCACGTATGTCCGATTTGACCACTCGGGGGAGGCCGACCGTGGGTAAACCAAGATGGTGTCCTCATGCCGATTGCGAATGGTTGATTGGCGGTGGGATAGATGGAGACTCAGGTGGGGTTTGTGGTGGTCGCCTTCCTCGGCCCGAAGATCACCTTGGGAAAGATAAGGGGGCTCAGTATTTGGAACCTGCCAGATTCAACAGGTAGCCCATTTTGAGGTCATCAGACTGGCGATGTCTACTAATTTCGACCACGTGACTACCGGCTAGTGGTAGTCCACCGACCGAACGGAGGGAGCATGATCGCACTCAACATGAAAACCGGGGACATTGACCAGAAATACGTCATCCCGACCGGTTACCTGTTTACGGGGAACTACAGCAAAGGGAGGCTTGAAACGTTGTCCATCGGGGACTACGGCAAGGAATACAACGTCAAGGCCGATTTTCTAGGCTACTCAAACGAGATCGCAGGGGTGCCCAACACCTACTGTATGCCGCTTTCTGAGAAGTGGGTTATCACCATTTCGACTCAGTACGGGTGCCCGATGAAGTGCTCATTCTGCGACGTCCCCAACGTCAAGTGGCAAGGAAACGCCACGTTTGACGACATGAAAGCCCAGTTGTACAACGCCATCTCGCTTTTCCCAGAATGCCGCTACACCGAGCGGTTGAACTTGCACTTTGCCAGGATGGGTGAGCCGATCTTGAACCCGGCTGTTCTGGAGTTCGGGGAATGGATTTACGTCAACAAGCGGCAGATTGCACGGGACACCGGGCTTTCTATTGAGGTGATTCACCCTGTCCTTACCACGTCGTCTCCCAAGAACTACGATCTGGTGCGCTCACGGTTGCTGGAGTGGTGCCGGATCAAGAATGAAGTCTACAATGGACAAGCGGGCTTGCAGTTGTCGATCAATTCTTCTTCCGACGCTCAAAGGGACACCGTGTACAAGGGGATGCAACTTCGACTTGAACAGATTGCCAAAATCGGGGAAGAACTTCCGGACCCCGTTGGTCGAAAATATTGCTTGAACTTTGCCTACGCATCTGGCAATGAGGTTGATGGTGAACAGATCGCACGGTGGTTTGACCCCGTCAAGTTCATGTGCAAGATCACGCCGATCCACAACAACAACGCATCGAGGGCCAACGGCATTGAAACCGTGGGCGGGTACGACTCGTTCACCCCTTACGCTGAGCCAGAAGCAGCACTCAAGGCGGCTGGGTTTGATGTCCTGGTGTTCGTGCCGTCGTTTGACGAAGAGGACGGCCTTGTGACTTGTGGGAACGTCGTATTGGGCGGCTCGACACTCAAGACGGACGAAGGAATCATCAAAATCAAGGGAATCAACCGAAAGGAGCGCAATGAGAGACATTGAACAAGCATGGTATCGGGCAACGCTGGACGCCCTGAGAAGGGCCTTTCAGATGCTTGAACTCGAAGACGGCATGACCGTGAACATCGACTGGCCTAACCAGATGACAAAGATTCGATACCAGCGTGGAGGCTCAAGGTGCTACGCTTTGCTGAATATCATAGGACGCCACAGTGGGCTTGAAGTTTCGGTTGAAAGTACGACCGAGGGTGGATTAATGGTCCCTGATAAAGACGGGAGTCTCAGGCCGGTTATGGATGGCAGGGAGTGCATCTACGAATTGTGCCGCGAGATCACGGCGGCTTACAAGCACATCATTGACCCAAACTTCAAGTCACAATTTGAGAGCCAACGTCAGAAGGAGGAAACACATGAGTAAGACAAATGTAAAGCCCAAGGTGGGGCCGATCTTTACCCATGAGGGGGCGAAGGCTACAAGAACGTCCGTGGAGAATCAGCTTCGACGCTCGGTGATGTCCACGTTCTTGTGGGAAGACCAATTCTACGAGTCGGGAGAAGCCATTTCGGAGCGCATCTACCGCTTGGTACAAGAACTCCCGGCGTCTGTTGCGGCGTCAATCGCTGTTGAGGCTAGGAATGTCCATAACCTGCGCCACGCGCCTCTATGGATTCTTGTTGCCATGATCGAGAGCAAGTACGAGTCCATTGAGGATCGCCTTCTCGTAGGCAAGACCATCTCGCAGGTCGTGAAGCGAGCCGACGAGATGGGCGAGCTAATCAGTCTGTATTGGAAGAATGGGAAGAAGCCACTTACCAAGCAGATGAAGATCGGCCTTGCCAATGCGTTCAAGACGTTCAATGAGTATCAGCTCGCCAAGTACGACGGCAACTCAAAGGCTATCTCCATTCGGGATGTGATGTTCCTTGTTCATCCTAGGCCGGACAACGAGGAGCAGGAAGCGTTGTTCAAGAAGGTTGCCGCGAAAAAGCTTGCAACGCCCGACACGTGGGAAACTCAGCTTTCGTCTGGTGCCGACAAGAAGGAAACCTTTGAGCGGCTTATGGCTGAGCGCAAGCTCGGTGCGCTGGCGTTCATCAGGAACCTTCGCAACATGAGCCAATCTGGGGTGCAGAGATCGGCGGTGGATGCTTATGCCTTTTCTGTGGACGTTGGGAAGGTGCTGCCGTTCAGGTTCATCGCGGCTGCAAAGGCCGTGCCTACCTGGTCCGACATTGTGGAAACCATGATGCTTAAGGGCTTGGCTCGGCATGACAAGTTGCCCGGGAAGACGGTGATCGTCGTGGACAACTCTGGTTCGATGTATTACGAAAAAGTGTCCGCGAAATCTGATTTGCAGCGATCCGATGCAGCGTGTGCGCTTGCTGTACTGATTCGCGGGATATGCGAAGAGCAGGTCGTGGTTAGCTTTTCATATGACACCGCTGTGATCCCCACTCACGCTCGCGGTCTTTCTCTCGTGGATGCAATCCAGAAAGCAACAGCCGCCGGTGGAACTGACATTGGGAAGGCGGTTCGCCACGCTAACGAAATCGGGTATGACCGAGTGATTGTCATCACAGATGAGCAATCGGCGACAAAAGTCGAAGCTCCCATTAAGGGTTCACGGGCATACTTTATCAATGTCGCCAGTGCCAAGAACGGGGTCGGATACGGCAACGGCTGGGAACACATTGATGGGTTCAGCGAGAATGTGGTGGAATTTATCCGGGAGATCGAAAAACTTTCCCCACAATAGCCAAACCTGTGCTATGATGTGGGTGTAAGAACAATTTGGGTGGCGTAGCCAACGGTTACTTCAATTGGGATGACGTGATGTGGGTTCAAATCCCACCTTCTGCCGATCAAGGCAGAGGTAGTTTAACGGTAAAACGCGAAAATTTCCGTAGGCGTCTGTTCCCCCATTACAATTTAGGTGGCGAAGGCAACGGTTACTTCACTGTTAAGAAAAACGCCGTTTCCGATTGTTCCCCTAATTCACGATCCCCACGCAACAAAAAAGACGCCCCTCTACGTGAGAGGGGCAGTCGATCTGTGTGAGAAGGGGCTTAGCGGCTGACCATTGCAACCATCATGTCGCGAACAAGCCGCCCGACGTAAGGACCCCATGCCGCAAGGCGGTGAGTCGAGTCGGTAGCCGTCAGAGCGTAGCCATTGGTCGTCAGGTAGCCAGTGAACGTGTCGTTGCCGCTGATCTCCCAAAGGTTCAGGAAGCCATAGCCAAGCTGCTGAGCGACTTCGCGACCAGCTTTGACGTAATCCACCCACCGGCTCTGCGCACCCGAATCGTTTCGAGGTTCGACCATGAGGATCAAGCCGTCGCCGGGTGAAGGGTTCGACTCGTGCGATTGGCACAGGGCAAGAAGGTCGGCCTTGAACTGGGTTGCCGACTTTGCCGGTGAACCACCTGTACCGCACTCGTTGGTGCCAAAGCAATAAATGCGAAGGCCGCAGTTCGTGGCCCAGTTGTCCGTGTAAGCTCCCGTGGACGAGAGCGTTGTGGTCGGTACCGTGCCCTGCATGAACGTGGACGCGCCATTGAGCCGGATAGACGTAGAGTAGTCGGAGGCAACCGCACCACCCCGGCAGAAATTGTGCGAGCGAATACCCTGGCGTTCGTCCTGCGAGAAGTGAATAATGCCTTCTAGCCGAATCGCGCCGGTACCCGTGTTGACGATCTGGTTCCAGATCAACCCGGTACCGTACATGAGCGGAGACCTTCGCCCAGCCGCCGTTGCAGCGTTCGTGCTGACGGTCGCGGTCAAGGCTTGGGCCGATCCGTAGGGCAACGTGTTGTTTACCTGAGCAACAAAGCCGCCAACGTCGATACGCATGGTGCCGCCGCCAGATTGAGCCTGGTAAACGACTTGGATAGACGTTCGCGTGGTCGGGGAGTTGTTGTGATCTCGAAGCCCGTACCGAATGATGTTCCCGGTCGGGTTTTCCCCGTACGTGTAGAAGTACAGACCCTTGCCTGAGCCGCTTTGGATTTCCTGGACCTTGCCACACAGACCATCGTAAGAAGCATCTGACGGGAACCGCTTTTGAAGAGCGTCCGCGCCGTTTGTTCCGGTCGCGTTGGACCCACCGTTGGGGGAGCCACCTTGGGCGATTGCCCCACCAAGAGGCCCGCCAGACAGAAGGGCCGTGGTTCCATCGTCAAGCATCGGGATGAACCCGTAGCCGGAAGTGAGAGGCCATTGGCCCGTGTTCTCGTTGAACGTTTCTTGGGCGTAGCACCTAATCCAGTTGGAAGCGGTGTTCAGGATGTTCCCCGTGTCCGCCGCCGTGATAAGCATCGAGTCGCCAAAAATGCAGATGTCGATCCCGCCGCCAAGAGCACGGTGTTGATTTGCCACCATCTTGGCCTTGAGCCGTTGTCCTGCATTCCCAAAGAGCGTCGCGCCCCGGTAAGGAGAGAACGCATAGTTGGTGTTGACGTATGGAATAAAAATTGCAGGTTGCATTTAGTTAGAGGCGAACCGAGCCGAGTAAGCAACGGAGACGGCAGCGGCAACGTAGACCGAAACCGACTCAGAAATATTGAGGACCAGTGTTTGGGACGGGTTGACCACGAAGGTCTTTTGAGTCGAGGACACTGTGGGTGCCGATGCCCCGCGTTGAACGATGTCCACCCAGAGCGGGTTTGCCGCGTCGTGGTTGTGAATGACGACGTTGGTGTACCGAAGCCCCGCTGGAGGCGAAACAAGAGCCGCCGAGGTTGAAGCGGTCCCATCAGTGCGAGCACTGAGGTTCCGAAGCATCGAGTACGTCAGCATTTACTTGCCTCCCTTCTTGGGCTTCTTGCCCATCATCTTCTTGTCAGCGGCCTTGTCAGCAGCCGACTTTTCAAACTTGGCGAACGGGTTGGTCTTCTTCTTTTTCATTGGAGTGCTGCCTTTCAGGCATGAAAAAGGCCCCCGATATGGGAGCCTTGGATCTTGGTGGACGAAGAACCCAGCACATCAGCCGGTGGCGAAGAGCCAAGGGTGTGATATGATGGGAGCGTGAACTGGAAGCAAAAGGTTGCGCTTTGGCTTTACGACCTTCTCCCGTTTGGGGCCATGTATCTTGTAATGGACCGAATCGGACTTCACCAAATCCGATACGCGCTGGTCGCCGCTCTTTGTTGGGTCGGGTTCGCGCTTGCTTGGTTCTTTGGTTACCGGCCTACTTCCGAGTCCTTGAAGGCTTCTCGGGCCCGTAAGGTACAGTCTTCCTCTTCGCAGTCGGGAGTTGATTCCGAAGGCCAGGAACCTGCTTCATGAACTGTTGCCAGAATCCTTTTGCTTCAACGGCCCTTGGAGCACCCGTGTCAAACAGGAAAGCGCCCGGACTGAACGACACTTCGCCGTTGCCTTGATCCATTGCACGGGCCGAAGCTCGGACAATCGACGGGATAGCGATTCGAGCCGCGTACTTGCCCGCTTCCGATTGAAGTCCGGCTGCCGTTGGGTTTGATAGAACGCCTTGGCTGAACGTGCGAAGATCGGTAGCCAGCGGGAAGTTGATGAGCTGGTCCATTTGGATTTTCATTCGCAGGTTTGCTTTTTGCGTCGGAGTTAGGCTTAGGCTATCGGCGGCACGGTCATACGCTCCATACAGGAACGGGGACATGAGTCCACCAAACTGATCCAACGGGCCGGTTTCAACGTAAACTTGCCCGCCAGATTGCTTAAACTCTGGGTTGATGTACCCTTTCTCGTAAGCAACCTTGCCCAAATAGGCCATGCCAGTGCCAACCAGCCCGCGCCGGAACATCTGGGTCGCCAAGCGGATTTCAAGCGGGGTAAAGGCTTTCCCGCCTGCCCTTCCAACCAAAAGTTGCCCCAAAGGAAGAATAATTCCCATTGGGGTGTACTGAGCTTTTTCCCATGCCACGTTGGAAATGACCTTATTGAACCGCAACAGTTGTTGCGCTCCAACTTTGGCCCACGGGTTTTGGATGCTGTCAACGATGCTATTGAGGCTCTTGGAAACGGCGTTGGAGTTGTTGAACGTTTGCCGCAGGGCGTACTCGTGAGCGGCCAATTCCATCTCGTACGTCGGGTTGGCAACGTACTTTGCCGTGAGCTTTTGAAGGTCGGCAGCCGTGTACGAACCACCACGGGCTTGAATCTCGATCCGCGCTTCCTGCATGGCAAGATCGTCCATCATGGACCGCTGGTAATACTCCTTAAACGGGATGTCCGTCATGCCCGCCATTTTGCCACCGATGCCAGAGCGACCGTACTTGGCGACGCTATCAATGTCGCCGTACTTCTTGGTCATCTGAAAGTCTTTCTTGACTGCTTCGGTAAACCCATCCAGAATGCGCCGCACACGGGCTGCTGAGATTTCAGTAAGGCCACGACCGTCACCCTTTGCAATCTTGTTGAAAATGCGCGACACACCCCAATCAATGCCGCCACTTAGAATCTCCGAGGTGAGCTTCGTGGTATTGGCTGCAAGGTCAATGGCGCGAGGCCCTGGGTTGATCAATGCCATGCTCGACAGGACCGAGTTCACCCGCTCAGGTAGCGTTGGGTCCTTCTGGAGGTTGATGTACGCTTTGGCTTCACGTCGTTTGGCATCCAATTCCCTGCGAAGGCGAATTTCGCCCATGCTGATCTCGCGTGTCACGCGCTTCTCAGGGATGGCGTCCTGGTACCGACCTTCTGCAAGGGCCGCGTTCACCTTAGCCAGCTTATCCTTGAGTGTTTGAATGGCCTCGGATTCCGTTTCTCCCGACGCTAGTTTGGCCTTTCGGGTGAGTTCGGCGCGGAGCTTGGTTTGTTCGCTCCGAAGCTGCTTCTGGGTCATCCCTTCGGCGGTCTGGTATTCCCGGTAAGCCTTGAATAGATCGTTCGTCGTAACGTCACGCCCCGTCATTGCCTTGATTTGGGCTTGAGCGGCCTCCATGAGCGCATCGACGGACGTCCAAGCCGTCTCACGCGCCAGGTGGTACACAAACTTGCCCGCCGCGTACGTGAATTTGGCAACAGGCTCAACCGGGTTGGAGAATGCGCCGTAACCGCTTTTGATCGCGGCCTTCATCTCCTCAAGGGCTTCCATGCGCTTGGCACGGGCCTCGGCAGCGTTCACCCTGGCTCTTGGCTTAGCACCGCCCGATTTGCCGGACATGATATCAGCCGCAACCTGTTCACGATCTGGAGCAAGACGCGCCGACTCCAGTTCTTTCTTGAGCCGCTCAATTTCGGCAGCCATCTCGTCAATGGCGGTTAGTTGCTCGGTCGTTGCAGCTTTCCCATCAAGAGCTTGAACCAGTTTCCGGCGAAGACCGAGAACGGTGTCGTCTTGGGCGAGTTTGGCTTCAAGTTGCTTGGCATAAAATGCCCGTCCAAGCTTGCTACCCGAAGCACGACTTGCTTCACTAAGTCGGTTAAACTCGTCGTCGATCTTGGCAATCTTAGCGTCAATCGCCGCTCGTTCGAGATCGGTGGCCGCGTTCTCGTAGGCAGCCACCAACGCCGCCCGGTTTTTGACGTTTTTGTTCAACGCCACGGACAACGCTGCGTTCTCGTAGTCCTCGATGGTCCGAGGGTTCTTGCTAATCTTGTCGGCAAACGCTAGGATTTGCTCGTCATCAAGCAAGCCTTCCTTTCCGGCACGATTGAGCCATTGCTGAACGGTTTCTTTCTCTGGGGCGGCAACAGGAGCCATTCCGCGACGCTTTGCCTCGTCTGCGAGTGACGCCTTGGCAGTCGTGACGTACTCGGACGCCGTTTGCTCAAGCTCGGTCGGCGGCGGGCTCTTAATGACCTTTGCCCTTGGCTGAGCCACAGGAGGCGTTTCTACGGTCGGTTTGGGCGTTACCGTCTTCGGAGCCACAGGAGCCACGGTAGGGGCCTCAGCGGGGAAATGAACGCCAGGAATGCCGCCTTCGGCTGTTCCACCGATGGGAGGACCTGGCACGTAGCCTTGCCCAACGTTTTGCTCAACCCTGTTGATTGATGGGCCAAACTCTTCTGGTAGAAGGTCCTTGCCAAACATGCGCTGGACCACATCAGACTGTAGCCCGCGTCGGATAAGCGGAACACCCTTTGTAAGCCCAACGCCTAATGCGCCGCCAATGGCTGCATTAGCTGGGTTGACCCCTGCTGGATCGGCTACACCAAAAGCTCCATTGATTAAGCCCGGAAACAACACGTGCAACAGCTCTCGCGCTCGTCCAGTAGCTCCACCAATACCACCCGTTGCAAAAGTCGCCAACAATTCAGTGCCAACCGTGGGAGCTGATCGGAGCATCAATTCCCCAGTTGTATTCTTGGTGCCTGGAGGGAGCACCCCAAAGTTGCCTCCCAGTGCGTTGTTTCTGAGATTGAACGGGTCGGCAACGCCCATGATGCCGCCAGAAAATCCGCGAACGGCTGCGTTTTCTAGCACGTCCTTTAACGGCATTGGCGGGTTCAACCTTCCATACGCATCCAGCGTTTTGCCAGCGTAGTTTAGGGTTTCTTGATCTTGGTCAAAATTGGGGCTGGAGTTGATGAGCTGCACCCGGCGTTGAACGGCATCATACAGTTCCGGGTCATCTTGCCTCTTGATGTTGAACGATCCGGGCCTTGCAAGAGCGGCGCGGGCTAGTCGATCAATGTTCTCAGGAGATAGCTTCTGTTTGCGCTCGGTTTGACGCCTCGTGGCAGCGTCCTTGCGGGCTTTCACCTGCTCGGGCGTCATCTTGGGCACATTCACGACGCCAGCCTTTTCCAGCTCGGTTTGAAGAAGCGGATCGCGAACAGGCGGGGCTTGTCCCGCAACGCCCTTGATACCGGCAGCCATGCTTTGCCCAACGGTCGGCTTCGGCTGGGCAACAGGTTGCCCCAGCTTCAACGCCTTGGCAATTTCGGCGTCCGAAAGCGGGCTATCCGACTCAAGAACGTACGTCTTGCCGTCTACTTCAACTTTGTACTTGGGCATTACTTTCCGACTTCGGTGATCTTGACCTTCTTGCCGCCCATGTTGACGGTTCGAGGGCCAGTGGGCTTTTTGGGCTTAGGTGCAGGTAGCCCTTTGGGAGCGGGCGGCCCTTGAATGGGTCCTTGCAAAACGCCCGACATGTCCACGCCTGCCGGGGGAACAACGTCGCTTTGCAGTTGCTTTTCAAGGGCCTTGCGCTGGTTCTGGAGTGCGCTCATGGCCTCCATGTAAGCCGGGGTCATCTTGTCGAACATGCTCTTGTTCTGGCCGAGGAGCTTAATGCGCTTGTCGAGAACTTCGATCTGCTTCTCAACCGACAGAGCTTTGCCACCGTTCTTGCCCGCCATATTCGCCCACTTCTGCTTCATGGCTTCGGGCATTTGGGCAATTACGGCCCTGATCTTGTCCGTTTCGGCGTTGACCTTACCGATGTCGGCTTGCTGCTTCTGAATCTTGCCAGGAAGTAGTTGGGTCGTTTCCTCCGCACGGGCACCAGCCATAAGTTCAGAGGGCTTGATTGCCGAGAACTGTGCGTCGGTAATGTCCGCAAACTGGGGGAACTCGCTGCGCAGGATCGCACCGTACGCCGGTCGAAGCTCTGGGGACGCATTGGAAATAGCGGTCAGGTACCCACGCAACTTAGCGTTCTTTTGAGCCGCGTTTGCAATCGCCATGCGGGTCGCATTGTTTAGCTTGGCAACCTCACCAGCCGACTGGACACGCTCAGAAGCAATCTTTTCACGCGACAGGTTGGCTTCCCTTGCCGTTTGGCTACGATGGAGACGATTCGCCGCTTGGTCTGCCGCTCGCTGGTCAAGTTGCGCCTTCACCGTCGCGCCTCGGACCCGTGCGTTGAACTCGTTGTTGGCCGCCGACTGCTCAGCCGCATACTGATTCTGCCGGTTGCGGTTGCGCACGTTCACGTTGGCCTGGTCGTTCTGCATTTGCATTGCCTGGTTACGATCAAGGCGTTGCATCCCAATCTGGGCACCCGCACGGGCTTGGTTACCCTGCTGGGAGTTCATCGCAATGCCGAGAGCATTGGCAACGTCCGCGAACGACATGCCGCGAGGACGAAACGCAGGCAGCTGCTCCATGACAGGCGGCTGCACCATGCGAGGCCCACCAAGACCTTGAAGCGCACCCATCGACTGTTGAGCCACGTGATCGGCAATGAGGGCACTCAGGAAGTCTTGATCGTCAAGACCCGTCCCTGCAAGCATCGCAAAGTTAGGATTGAGCATTAAAACACGCCTCCGCCGCCGTAGTAATCGCCACCACTCATCAGCCCGCCCCCGTTCCCGTTGATCGGAGTGATGAACTTGAGGATGTTGCCAAGGTTGAAACCGCCGCCACCCAACCCACCGAGGGACGCAATGCCTCCGATAGCCGAGCCAAGCGTCATGCCGCCCTTGGACTGGTAAGGAAGGCCAAGACGTGCCCGCTGATACTGCTGGGACATCTGGAGCATTGGGTTATTGAGCGCGCCGCCCATCGCCGATCCAAGCATCTGTGCGTTCCGAGCACCCGAGCCAGGGCCCATCACGTTAAACGCCGCGTTGTTGTTCATCTTCGCCGCGTTTTGGAGCATGTTCTGGTACGCGCCCTGCTGACCAGAAACGCCTAGGCCACGCATTGCCGCCCCACGAGCTGCACGTTGGCCCGTCGCCGCGCCCTGAGCAAGGTTCTGCTGAGCGTAGTTCTGGAACGCCGCCCGCTGACCCGCAGGAGTCGCTTCAACGATGGCTTGGCGGTACGCTGCTGCAAGCTGGGGCAGGTATTCAATGGGGACGCTTGCAAGGTCAATGCCGCGCTCCATGAGAACCTTGGCAAGTTGGCCGAGGATGTTGCGGTAACCGTTGTCATCGACGCCGGTCCCGTAGCCAAGGGTCTGGCCGCCAAACTGGATACCACCCTGCTGATTGTTGCTGTTGAAGATACTCATGGGAGAAGGTCGTCGATTGGTTTTTCCTTAAAGGCTGATGTCATGCCGGAATCCCCAGATGGGAACCCGCCTACAGTGAGATTTGCGCCCGAGCGCGAGAACGTAACGGTGGACGTGCCCGGTGGAAGGTTGAACGTCTGAATGGCCGCCGCCGTGATTGATCCTGTAACCCCCGCCACGTCGTAAGTAACCGGATTTCCAACGCTTGCGTCCACGAAGAAGTTGTACGTCTGGAAACCCACGCATTCAATGGTGACGGTTGCCGTGACCGTGATCCCGGTAGGTGCCGGCAGCGTCAGGACTTCACCCGTTGCCGTCGTGGTCCCGTCCGTGTAAGTTGCCGTGAACGTCATCTCGAACCCGCTCCTACGGAAGCCGTCGCAATCTCAACGGTGATGCCGTCAATCCGCTTTGAGGGCGTGCCAGTCCAAGAGATTGAGACAGAAGCCTCCCTTGCTCCTTGTGGCGTAGTAGAATCACTGGGGACGGGATTGGGTAAGGAGTCGGCACAGTCAAACTGATTGGGGTAAATCCCGTCTGGATCGACAAGGTTGAGCGTGGACACCCAGGTGTTTGTTGTCCCGTAAAATCGTGTGATCGTCGCGGTTGCTCCTGCATCTTTCTCTCCACTGATCCTTACTTGCCCGATGTACCAGTAGTTGTTGTCGGTGACGAACCTATTAGATAGGACGGATGCCGAGATTCCAGTGCCGCCAAAATCGCCGGTATTTGACTCTTCCAATGCGCCGATCTTGCCCGTTGCCGAGAACACCAAAAGCCTCGACTGCGAACCCGAAGCAAACGAGTCCATGAACATCACAAGCCGCTGGAACGACTCGGATCCGCTGGTATCAATGGCCTCCAGTTCTCGAAGGTCCGTGTTGTACACGAGCATCCGCGTATTGGTCGTGCCGCCGCTGGGCGTGTAGCCCACGTAGACCCGTGGACCGCGACCGACTAGGCTAATCTCGCCCTTGTACGATGCGGGGACGTTTTGAAGCTCCACGTCGAACTTGTTGAAGCCGAGGAGGATCGGTTTGCTTGCACTGAGAAGGACGAGCCGCCCGTCTTGGTCTACCACGTAAGCCATGCCGAGGTGAGCGCAGTACGCCCTGTACCCAGCAACCCCGTGATTGGCAAAGTGAGCGACCTTGGTAAACGTTCCTGCGTCTACAGGTTCCGTCCAGCGGTTGATACCACCCAGCGTGTACGCCGTCGTAGACGTGAACACGTAGAGCATCGAGACTTCGGCAGATTGGCCGCCCGTGTGGAGGATGCCAAGCACCGTCCCCGGCATGGTCGCAACGCCGCCAGATTTGCCGTCCGTAACACCGTTCTCGTCAGTTTCGAGGATCGGCTGGAAGCGGGTCATCTGATCTTCCCACGAGAACCAGACTTCCGAGTTCTTAGACGACGAATTGTAGTAGACGTTCCCTAGGAAAAGCCGGTTCGCGTATTGAGCCGAGCAGAGCGACGCCGGAGGTGCCACGTTGCCGCCCGAGGGTAAGCTGATACCGTCCGTGGCAAACTCAGGGCCGTTCAAGATCGCCGACCAGTCGGAAGCGTAAGTCGAGAGCTTCACGTTCACGTTCGCCGAGTTGTACGTGCCGCCAGGAGTTGCAAACGTGATCGGAGTGTGGAACTGGAACGGAACGCCAGGAGCCAACCGGTAGTACACGTTGACCGCGTAGGCCATGCCCGCCGTCACGCTAGGCGTCGAACCGGACCCAGGCATACCGTTCGAGACCATGAGTTCATAGTCGTACAGGAACGATCCGTTCGGGTTGCCAAGGTTCGGAGGCGCGACGCTGCCCGTGACCTGGGTAGGCCCACCAATCGCGCTCAGAAGGGGCGTTTCTGCCAGTCCAGTATCCAGGTATCCGCCTGATTCGACGTAGCCAGGTGCGACGTAGGCAATTCCCCACTGCGACGTGCCTGGGAACCGACCAGACAATCCCATGCCCAGAATGTTGAGCGTGACGGATGCGGTAGGGGCCGCTCCCACCCACGTTAACCGGATCGTGGTCGTTGAAGTCGGAATACTGGCGGTATTAGATTCCAGCCCGAATACGACGTGCTGGATTTGGGTCGTACCCGATACAAGGGTCTGAGTTCCGACAACGTTACCGAACTGGGAAGATGTGGACGACCGATCGTAAATGGTGACATACGTAGAACCGTCGCTAAGCTCGATCTTGATCCGGTCAAGGAACGTGGCGATATTCGTAGACGTGCCTTCAAGCACCATCCAGAACTGATCGCGAGTGACACTGAGGCCGCTTGAAAACGCAACCTGCGCGGTCGGGTTGGTCGCCGCCGTCGTGTTCCTCGTCAGCAGGATGCACGTATTAGCCGAGGTGTACGGGGCCGACGATGTGTTCGCCAGCGTGAAGTTTGCGCCCGAATTCGTGTAGGTTTTGCCGCTGGAAGCTGCAACCGCCCAGTAGCTGCCATACGTGGCAATCGTCTTGAACTGCTCCCCGTTCGTGGGAGGAGAGACGTTGGCGACCGGGTAAAGGTTCGGTGCGTTGTAGAACCTGACTTCCGTGCCGTTGCTGATGTAGACGCCATCGGCCTGGTCGAAGAAGTCGTTGTGCATCTTGCAGAACGTCACGCGGGTCGAATTGTTCAGCCGCGTGTTTCCGTAGCTACCCGACGCCGCAGTAAGCTCAGTCCACGACGATCCTGACGACAAGCCGCCTGAGTTCTGGAAGTAGTAGATGCGAATTTTAGGGCTGCCACCCGTCTCCCTGAACGCGCCAAGAAGAACCTCGTTGCCATTCAGTTGTCCACCCCACCAATCCACGAGGGTAGCGCACCCAGAAGGCACAGGAGCCGTAAAGAGGCTTGCAATGCCCTTGCGGACGTACATGGCTTCAACTGCGCCGCGAAGGTTACGCACGTCTTGCCAGCGACCATCGGGGGCCGCTGCTTGAGACACGTTCGGGTCAGGAAACGCGCCTTTGAACGGCATACGCGGACCTAAAAGGGGAATCTGCTTGGGCATTAGCGTCGGTAGGACATGTCTTGCCGGAACACCTGGATCGACACGGGGGTATCAACCGCTTTCTTGTACGTCATCACGGTCTGGGTGTTCAGAGCTTCGTCGTATTGGGCCTTCATGGTCGCCACGAGGTCCGTGTGACGCTTGGTGGCCCAGATAAACCGCATACACGAGGCGTAGAGCCGCCTGATTGCAGGAGCGTAACGAAAAACCGTGCTGGTCGTCATGCTTGCTTCCTTGCTTGCTACGCGGGCACACAGGAACGGCTTGGTCATTGTTGAGATGATCCCGCCCGCGACGTAAGCCCCGGAACCCGCAACTGCCGACGTAAGCCCGGAATCCGAGTAGAGGGCAAACGTCGTGGCCGAGTAGCCCGTCACCTTGGCATAAAAGAACCCGTTGGCCGCCGTATTGCCCGTGACGTTCTGAATGCCTACCTGGGAACCGTCGCTAAGCCCGTGGGCTGAATTCGTTGTGATAACGATGGGAGTAGCATTGGTCGCGCCCGTCACACTGATCGTCGTAAAATTGGGAACTGGGTAAAGACCGATCTGAGGGCCAACCGCAGAGTCCTGGGTAGACATGAACACGGACGGTACGCCGGCTACTGACCGCCAGCCGCCGACAAAGAACTCCATGCCGGACTCGGATTGAGCTTCAAGAACAGCGCGGTCAAGATTCGGGTACACGATCTCAACGTGTTCAACTCTTGAGATGGTGTCGGCAATGGTGACAAACGGGCTGCCATTCGTTGCGGCAAAGTAGAGGTCCGAAAGCCGAATGGACAGGAACGAAGAAAGCTCTTCGTCCGCTTCTTTGAGAATCCCCAGCGCATCGGCAGACGAACAATCTGGGAAAGTGTACCTGAAGTCCTGAATAACGTCTGATGCAAGGAAACTCATGTTCGTAAAAATGGAATGGGGCCAACATTCCGCCGAGGGGGAGCGGCATGGCCCCAGGGGAGGGAAAAGTCTTAGACTTTTGCGAAGAAACCTTCCACGTAAAGCCCGATTGTCGAGCCAGCCGAGAAGGTGCCGGTTGCGCGAACCACAAGTCCGCGCTCAGCCGTAAGCCCACCGTTGACGGGGTCAACTACTGCCGGGTTTTGAGTAACGCCGGCAACCGCTCCAGCAAATGGAGCCGAAATGGGAGTGTTACCCGTAAGAGCAGCCGCAGTGATCGTAACCCAGTCAACCGGGCTTCCTGCGTCGTCGGAGAGCCGAATGTCAGTTCCACCAGTCCAGGCCGTTGCGCCATTTACGACAAACAATGCGTAAGTGACAAACGGCTTGTACCCCTTGGGGCAGCGAACTTCATTTGACCCAGGCGCGCCCGCTGCGTTAAACAGACGGGCAAGCGTTCCTGAGCCAATGGGAACGGAAACGCGACCCCGGAAGGGAATCACGTTGCCGTATCGCCAGTTTGAGTTTGCGACACCAGAGGCGGGATTGACGACGGCATCCGAACCAACGAGTTGGGCGAACGTGTTAATGAATCGTACGCCATCAGACGTAGTTCGCTCTTCGTGCTTCATTTCTGCCATGTCAAGTCTCCTTTAGCTGGCGAACGAGTAGAACGTTCCTCGGTAGTCGTTGACATCAAAGAGGTACGACTGCTTGGCAGTGACCTTCCACGAGTCGGTGTCTTCGTCGTAGACGATGCCCGTGTTCTTGAAGCCGTATCGCTCCAGCTTGAACCGGGGGTGCTCGTCGTTGTTGATCGAGCGAAGTGACCACCATTCCGGGTTCGTGAACATTGGAACCACGACAACCTTGGTGATGTCGCTGTCCAGAACGTTTTCATCGTTCATGTTGCCGCCCGCGAGCTTGGTGGAACCAACAATGCGGCGAGCGTTGTGGTTGTTGCGCGGAGCAACTTCAAGCTGGAACGGGCCGTACTTCGGCATCTCGTAGCCCTTGTGAGCCTTTTGCGACATGAGGAGGTTAATAGCGTCCTCAAGGGCAATGGGGCCAAGGGTCTGAGCGACCGTGAACGTGTTTGCGTCCGTGCCAGTTTCAAGCGGCTGCGAAGTCGAACCGAGGGCAGTACCCTGCGGCGTCGAAATGAGCGCGCTGTTGTTGGCAAAGTTCATGAACGCATTGGCGGCGGCTCGGTCCTCGGCAAGAGCAAAGTTGCCCGCGAGGATCGTGCCATAAGACTTCACAATGCCGTACTGGTCATTGATGAAGGCTTCATCCGACATTCGGAACTGGAGCGTTCGCTTTTGCGGCGTGTACTGCTTGCGGTAAGCCTGGTACATGTCCGACGAAGGGATCGCGCCGTACTCGGGCGTGATCTGCGGGAGGTCAAGACCCGAGGCCATTGCCATGATCTCAAACAACTGATCGCTGGAGATCGACCGACCGGCAAGAGTTTCCGAGAACCGACGACGAGGAGTTGCATCGTACAACTTCTTCGCCATCAGCAGGTTCTTTCGCATCAAGTCTGGGTTGCCAGCGACCGAAAGGGTGGTAGTAGTAGTAGCCATCTAATCGTCTCCTTAGAGGTAGCGAACAGCCGGGAGGACGCGGACGAGCAGCCACGGAGCGGCGTCAGAGCCTTGTCCGGGGAACACGTCAATGATTTCAAAGACGGGGTTGGTGGTGACGCTCGAAACTGCGCCGTACACACCCGTGGAGGTCCTTCGACCTGCGCATTGAACGCCGCGAAGGTTGGCATTCCATACGGTAACACCGTCTGCGGTGCCCGAAAGCGAAGGGACGATCAGAAGGGTATCTTCATCGACCTTTTCGATCTCGGTCAGAGTTCCAACAGCCGCGCTCGACAGGTTGTTGTTGAGCAGAGCAAACCGACCGTTGGTGGAGCTAAAGTTGTTCGAGACAGCAACAAGCTGCTGGACTCGTCCGTTGGCGTCAAGATTGACGAGATCGCCCTTAGTGCCGGTAAAAGACGCAATGCACCCCGCAGTCACCTGAGTGATGTCCGAAGAGCCGGTCTTTTCGACATAAGGAAAAGGGCGAGTAAGTGCGCTAGGCATTTGTTCGTTTTCCTTTTGTGTTAGCCCACGAAGCGGGGCAAGAAAAAGCCCGCTTCAATGAGCGGGCGTTGTCGAGGTTTCAGCGGGATGCTGAAAATTGGTTACCCGTCGCCGAGTGCCCTCTTTGCCATTGCGTCAAGGGCCGCTTGCTCATTTACGCTGAGAACGTCTTGAGTTTCTTCGATCACCTTGACCGACGATCCGAGCTTGGACGGAGCCGCTTCTTCAACGGCGGTCTGGGCGTAGCCCTTAGCCTGGTCCAGACGCCGCTTGCGGAGCACGTTGAGCTTTTCTCGGGGAATGCGCATGACGTGCTGAGTCGAGGACGGGCAATACTCTTCCCACTTGCCGTCGCCTTCCTTCTTGTCCACGATCTCCCAGCCGTCGCGCTTCAAGAACATGCGCTTGTCTTGCCCTGCTTCCAGGTCGCCGGGAGTGACCTCGACAATCACGTACTCGTAATCGTCTTGGTTTCGTTTGCGGTGGCCTACACTCTTCGGAGGCTCTTCGTGTGCGGTTCTCATAGGGACAGGAACTCCTTACGCGCTGCTGGCGTATCGTTGAGCTTGAAATCTCGGAGGTACTCTCGGTACGTGGACTGGAACTCAGCCGGGATGGTCGCCATCTTAGCTGCCGGAACCACGTCTTCCGCACCGCTGGGGGCCTTCGGAATCTTTACCTTGGGCTTCTCAGTGGTCTTGGCAATTGCCCGGGCCGACTTGATGATGTAGTCGCGCTGATTGGGCGGCAACTCGCTCAAAGGAACGCCAAGTTCTTTCTCGGCGGCTTCAATGAACGGCCTGACCTCGGGCTCCACCGACGTAACAATCGTCTGACGAACAATCGGAGCCGTCTGGGAGCGCACCATTGTGTCAACAAGGCCAAGAAGATCAGTGACGGCGGTTTCGTCGCCATACTGAAACTTCTCGACAATGTTCTTTGCCAGTTGAGATACCGCCTCATTTGCGTCAGGACGCCCGCTGGGGGCTTCTTGGCGCGGTTTGGGTGTTTGAGTACCCTGAGACGCTTTGGACGCCTTAAACGCCTGGAATTCTTGCCATTCCTCAAACGAAATGGTGTTTTCTTCGGACGGTTGTGGCGTTTCTTGCCGGTCTACGGCTTCCTGAGAGTCGCCAAGGTCGTCAAAAGTTTCGTTTTGATCTTCCCCAGCACCCTCAAGCTGGTCTGGATTTAGGATTTCTTCTTCCATGTTATTCCTCACCGGCTCTACCCTTGCGGTATTGCCTGTAAGCCTCGTCAATTTCCGAGCTGAGGAGGAAGCTCAAGAGTTCCACCTTGCCTCGGAGGAGTGTTGTTCTGTCCCAGGAGGTTGAGGATAGACAAAGTTCCTTCTGAACCGTCTCCAATTCCGCCCGGAGGCATTTCTCCAGGAACCGGCATTTGCCCTCCGTTGGGGTCACCCAAAATTTGTCCTGCTGCATAAGGGTCCATCTGTGGTTGATCCACGAGAATCTTTGAAGGCGACGTGGGCAGGTTCACCGCGTCAAGGACGGTCTGAGCCATCGCGTCGGTGTTGAGCATTTTCGTCGGCGGGATCGGCTGGACTCCGAGCGTCGCAAGCGATTGCATGAGCGATTGGACCTTTGAGATGATGACCTCGGGGATGTCCGAGTTCGACTTGCCGTTGCTCTCGATCTCGACACGCTTCAAGAACGTTTGGGCGGCAGCACACCGCACGTTGCCGCTGTTGAAAGCCTTGAAATCGTCAAAGTTTGCGCCAAGAAGTTCGGCGACAAAGTTCGCCATCCGCTCAAGTTCCAGCGAAAACGACAGCGTGTAGGCTTTGGACCCCGCCGCTTGGCCCATTGCAATGCTTTGGACTTCGGTTGCGGTCACGTCTGAGCGAAGCTGTTGCCCCATACCCATTTGGGCCGTCCTCGCAACACCATCGGCAATGCGCTCAATGTTCCCAATCTGCCAAATAAGGCCCTGCGGGTTGAACTGGCCACCAATCGTCGTGAACGATGGTGCGCCCTTGAACGTGATAAGCTGGTTGATTCCGGCCTGGATCGTCGTTTCGTTGCCTTGGTAGCCCGTCACGCCCACTGCGGGGAGTGCCGCTGCCGCCGAGCCAAGAATCATCATGCTGTGAGCGTCGTTGTACAAGACTTGAAGCTCGAACAACCGGTCACCGATGCTTTGTTTGGGCCAGAACGTCGAAATGTCGGCGCGAAAACACGGGGCGAAGTACCACGGCTCCTTTAGCTCGTACGGCTCCATCGCAACGATTTGTTGCCCTTCGTACGAGAGGCTGATGCGCCACCACTTTTCAACGCCCTTGTCATCGGATTCCCGGTAGAGAAGGTCGTAGACGGCAACAATAATGTCCTCTTGCCCCGTCGTAATCTGATCGCTTCTAGTGGCGTCCGGCGTTGGCGAAATGACTAGCTCATCTTCCGGGAAGTACACCCCGAGCTTCTGTCGATCCAGCATGAACTTGTACTGGATGCGCGTCTTGTGCCCAACAAGCGTAGCGCGGTTGATTTGTTCGCAGTGAAGCGGAAAAACCACAAAGTCTTCGGCCTCAATAGGGTCAATGCGAAGCCCCGAGTACGCAATGTCCGAGTCAGGGTTTGAATCCTCTTCTAACGAGTCGTATTCGTCGCCTGGAACGGCCCGGTTGATCGTTTCGTAACGAATCCTGAACGGGCCGCGTCCTTTAAGTGCTGTTTCCTGGCTGATCTTGCGGATCGCAGCGTCAAAATGGGCTTGAGAGAGCGCGTACGTGATGTCGTGCTCGATGCACTGGGCCGCCTCTGCGTCCACACCGCTCTTGACGATAAAATACGGGTTGTTCTCGGTCAAAACGTCGCAGATCCCGCTCACGATGGTGTCAATGCGCGGCTGCATCAGCGGGACCATGTACGGCTGATACCCTGGCAAGAACTTGAGGCTTTCGTGTACCTTGCGACCGTAGTAAGAATCCGCCGTGCGCGTCCACCTTGAACCAAGAGAAGGCGAGTCTTCCCCTTCTTGCGTTGAATTGACGTTGGACAGGTAAGCGTCAATCATCCACTTGAGCTTATGGGCGAGAGTTGCCCGCTCCATAGGGTCTTTGTACTTACCTAGCTTCTTCTTGTCGATCATGTTACGCCTCTAAAACGGCAATCGCGGACTGGAATCCATCTTCGTCCTTGTATTTGATAAACTGGTTGCCCTCAAGGTCGGCAAACGCCACTCGAAGCCCGTCATTGGGACCACTCGCGACGTAGCACATGTCTCCAGGCTTAATGTTCTTGACCCAGGGGCCAACAGCGACCACCTTGACGAGTTCCTTTTGGTCCTTTGAGCCAGCGTTGGCAATGTAAAGGCCCGAATCCGTCTGTTCATTGTCCGGCCTGTCAATGAGCATCCAATCGGCAAACGGAACAGCCCTTTCACCGTTCCAGGAAGCCACCAAACAGTGCTCCCAGTGCCAATGAACGCCGTAGAATCTTATCTGGTAGCCGTCTACAAGCTCTTCAACCCACATACCCTTGTAGGGGCGAACAGCCACCCTCATGCCAACGGCAACGCTAGGGACGCCTGATGCGACCACCGTTCCAAAATCCGGCCTGGTTTTGCGTCCAACTTCGTCCGGGATAATGATTGCACCCGAGCTTAGCCGTGGCGGGTCCATGATAACGGCGACTTTTCCAGGAAGGATCGTGATCTTGTCTGCCGCTTCGTCTAAGAGTTCTTGGCTATGTGGACGATCCTCGCCCGTCCACTCAATGAAAAGTTCCCTCTCTCTAATCATCGTCGTCTACTTTTGGCTTCTTGAACATGCCCATGAAGACGCGGGAGACACCGCTACCCCGCACCGATTCCGTAGGAACGCTATCTAGGTCAATCATCGTGGCTGCGTAGCGCAATGCCGCGTGCCTGTGCCTAGTTGTGTCGCTTTCACGGTCGATCTCGGGAAGAGGATTACCGTCTTCGCCCATCTTGTAGGAAAGCGTCTCGATCTCTTCAATGAGCTTGCTCAAATTGCTAAAAATCACGATCTTGCCCGAGTTGATAAGCTGCCTCACGCGGTCAACTTGGACATCCATTGACTGAATAGGCGGCCTTGCAATGGGCCACCCCGACATAGCAAAGTTAGTCCTCCAGTCGTTCTCAGAAGCTGCGCCGCCAACGCTCGTTACCGAGCTTCGCTTCTTGGGCTTCCTGTACGTGTGAACGATGTCCTTGGGCCACTCGAAAAACTCTGAATCGTCTACGCTCCACTTTTCAACGTGGTCGGACGCTTCACCTGATCCGTGGTAAGTCCTGAACACGAACCAAACCCCGCTTTTAGGGTCTTGAGCAAGCCAAACCGCCGCGCCGTTCCTTGTTCCAAAGTCAACACCCTGTAAAATTTGCCAGGTGTACGGGATCTTGAACGGGGTACACGTATGTTGTTTGCGGTCGAACGAATCGTAGACGACGCCAGCCGGACGAGTGAACTTGCCTTCGTACATCATCTCAAAACGCCATTTGGGCATTTCAAGGCGAACTTGCTCGATGTAAGCCGGGTCCTGACTCGGGTTGTCCTTGGTCAAGAAGTTAATGATCTCGATGTGGGGCCGCTCACCTGCAAGCCACGGATCGTAGATCGTCGTCTTGAGCCAGTTCCAGCCGTAAGGCGTGGTCGTAATGAGCACACGGCCCTTAAACACCGACCGGCGACGCTGGAGAGCTTCCCACGAGCCTTGACGGAATTCGTCCTGCCCCGCTTCGTCTGCCCAGATTGCTTTGTACGTAGCAGCTTCCAGGGAATCCGGCCTTGCTGCGTATCCAAGGTTGACCGTGACCGTAACGCCAGGTTTGCCAAAGAGTGCCTGGGAACCCTTGGGTGTGATCTTGAACGCAAGTAGCGAGCGATTGAACGTGAACCACCCGTTTCGGCAGAACAGGTTCTCCGTCTCGGGGATGGCTTTCTTTTCAAGAAGGGTAAACGTCGGGCCGCAGATAAGGTAATCCCCTTCACCCCGCCGCTGGATTTCCCTCAGCATCCAGTGAGGACCGGCAACGCTTTTCCCTGACTGAGCACCAGCAAGAGCTACGACGATTTCATGCTGACTTTCCCAGAGCTTTTGTTGTCCCGCGTGGAACCACTCGGGCATAACTTCAAAGTCGATCTTGGGTACAGACGCTTCCTGGACGCGCCGCAAGGAAGCCTTGAAAGCTTCTTCAATCGTCAGTTTGGGCATGGTTACCGTGGGGCTACGATCTCAACCTCAAACTCAGCAAGCGCACTCGACACCAATGGTTCAACATCGGCCCAATTCAAGCCGCCTAACCCGCACCCAATATGAGGCACAGCCACCGACTTGATGCCCTTCTCTTTGAGCACTTCGACCATTGCAGTCAGCCCAGATTTGATGTAGTTGAGTTTGGAGCTGTCACGCCAATGATCTTTCGTCGGGAAGTTGATGATCCACTTTCCCTTTTCATAGAACGCGAACACGCTTCCGACCTTGAGCCGACCGGATGAGCACTCTTTGACGTACGCTTCGTAGTTTTCCCGGTAACGCGCCTTAAAATCCAGCGCAAGGCCAGCACCCGAAACCCCAACTGTGTTCACAGGGTTTACCAGGGCGTCGCAGTTGGAATCAAAGATGCTAGCCATTCTACCGCCTTTGGAACGTGTTCTTGAACCAGCACAGCGGACCTGCCAGCCACCCGAGCCAACAAGGCAACCGCATTACCAGCACCCCAGTATAGTCTGCGTACTGCAACCGTGCCACCCGCTCATGTGCTTCTTCTACTGAGTCAGCCACGATCTCAAACGAGTAGAGGTCGCCTTTGTAGGAATAGGTGAACAGGTGGCGCGAATTAGGCGCGTCAACGTCGGCGATGACTTGGTATTGTGTGTCGTTCATAGGGTCCTGAAATGCGCGTACATCGAGCTTTGGGGGATCACCCCGCTACCCTTGCAGTTAAGCCAAGGTGGATCGGTGACAACCATCTCGCGCAACCGCTTGGCCGAAAATTGCCCCATAACCTGCATCACTTCGTCAAGAAGCTCACAAGTTTTGCCCCGTATGGCCTTTGCGTCTCCCGTTGGTTGGTCCAGAATCCTGCCCGTATTCGGATCGGCGAGCAGGTAGGGCATGAACACGTCAGGACAAACAACCCCCGTCGGCGTGGCTTCCACATCTTCCCTGAACAGCGGCTTATGGTAGTTGGCCAAGTAGTAACCCTGGCAGAAGTAGAGCAGGTATTGCAGCTTGTGATTCGTCAGGTCATTCTCGCCGGTCGCGTTGAACCATTCAATGATGAATGCGGCTACATCGTGCGCTTTAACCATATCCCCTCAGGTGTAAAAATTTTTACGGGGTGGAATTCCTCGTATCCCCCGCCCCACTCCGGGCTACCATCCTCTCCAGCCTCTCTACCTCTCTCCGCGCCATAGCGTCACCGCCTAACCGCCCATCGAACGTCTGGAGTACCCGCCTAGCTTCCTGCAGCTCCTTGTAGAGCGCCTTACGTTGCCGCCGCGTCAGCTTCATACGTGTCCACCGTGCCAGTATATTTACCAGTTGTGCCTAAATGGTGTGCAGAATTGTGGGAAACCGTCGTATAATTCTATTGCAGACACGACCTGCAACGGAGTTAAAACATGGAAACCATCGTCGCCACCATCTATGCAGACAAGATCAGTCAACTACTCGCACTCGGATTCAATGAGACCGAAATCAGCAGCCACGAGCCGTCTAACCTACTCGGCCCTGAATACACGACGTACTACAGCGTTGACCGATGGTTCCGCTGGCACGAGTACGAGAACGGACCCGAGAGAATGGCCGCCGTCTACAAGTTCCTTGATGCCGCTTATACCAATAACGGGAAGAAGCGAGCAGGGTTAGACACTGACTGGCATCACGTGAATGAGTACAGCCCGATCTACTACTAACCACCCACCTCACCCTCAAACCCCTCGAATTCGGGGGGTTTATTTTGTGTTTGAACCTAACGCATGACTGACGTACTGCATACCAGTCATTAGCGGAACCCAGCGAAGGTACTAGCTATCTAGCCTACGAACTGGCTCATCCCATCGAAAACTGCTTTCACGAATGCCTCGCGCTGATCCTCAGCCACGTATTCGACGCTCAGCCCGGCAATGAACTCGGCGATTCCATCTTGGATCGTGGGAGCTTCGCCGAGTCCGTACTTACCTGCGATGTCAACCGCTTTGAGTGCTGAATCCATCCTACGACGGCGGTTCCCGGATACGCCAACAGCTTCCAGCGTGTTCTCAGGCTCCGCCATAGCGTCCTTAATCGCCTTCTTGAGAACCTTGATCCCGTGATTGTCGAACAGAGTCCTACAGCGCGCTCGAATAGCTTCACGAGGTCTACCACCGCCTTTATTGCCTGGAGTGCCTCCCGAATTCAATGCACCTCGTCCACCAGGTTGGGGAATCTTTGTAACACCGGTTACATTCTCGTTGTTTTCAGGTTCATTTGAACTCATGATATCACCTGGTAATTATGCTAGTTGTGCTTTGTTCTGTGTACAGTTTTGCGAGAATGCGCGTATCATATCTATGTGCATGGTGAGCGCGACTCACCTACACAGGACAACCACGATGAACACGACTAAAACCACCTACTTCGCAGAAGTGAAGCACTCAGTATCACGCGCTCAAGACACCTACGGCTACAACATCGTTACGGTTCGCGTTTACCCTTCCCAGTTCAACCTTTCCAGCCCTATCGCCAAAGCATCCTGCAATGGCGGCGGCTACGATATGGTTGGTACGTCGCTGGCCGACGCGCTTCTCAAGCTGCCCGAAGTTCAGGAACGGCTACAGCGCGTCATCACTCGCGAGAACGTCAGCTACATCGACCAACCTGGAGGATGGCTGCGTAACGATAACTCCCCGTTCTATGGAACAACCTTGCGCCGAGACGGTTCTATCGACATTGACGGCGCAACAGGCTTGCGCAACGTCGAGACGATCCTCAAAGCTGCCGGTATCACCGTCGAGACCGTGTACCGCAAAAACCGTATTCATGGGTTCTACGTCACGCTAGACTAGTCAAAACTTGCCCCTAGGAGCCGATTCTAGGGGCCTAACCATGCCAAACCCTATGAACACACCCAAAAGCCATTCTAACCGGTTCCTAGCGAACTCCACGCTAGAACAGCGGTCCCACGTTCGCGCATGTCGCCGCACCCTGTTCGGGATCAAGACGCGGGGGCCTCTAACAGTGCGAGACGTAAAGAAGAACGCCGAACTTTGCGAAACGTGCGCGGCGATCCTCGCGTCCCTACCTGCCCCACGTAGGGGAGGTAAGCTACCATTGGCAGATGAGCCTATACAGCGCGTCACAGTCAATGCCTACCCAGCCGACTTCGACCGCATCCGCGCCTACGCTGCACAGCTACGCGATGAATACCGGGCAAAGAACGGACGTGAGCCGACTTAGACTGTGTTACTGCCAAAGCAGCAGCTTGACGCCCCGCTCGTTGATGAGAACCTTCGCATCGGCGGGTGGGACGTTTTCGGCATCAGTGAAGACCAGGCGGCCACCGTCAAGAGGCAGCGCGACCTTCACCGTCTTGTTGATCGTGCCAAAGGTGATCCCGAAGGCGCGGAACTTTACGTAGACGTTGAGGTAGATGCTCACAGTGCGACCCCCGAGAATCCTGCGGATGCAGCAGCTCCTAACAGTGCGCCCTGGAACCATCGCCAAAGAGCGACGCCCCAATCGTAACGCAGGGCTTCGCTGGCACTCTTCCAAGATCGAAACGCTGCGAAGTCCACGGCGGCGGCACTCAAAAGTCCGCTAACCGCTCCGGCGAGAATTGCTTTCAGATTCATATTGGTTCCTCACGAACTGGAGATACTCAAGACCACGTTTAGGATCGTGGAATACGGTAATTGACTCGGCTCCCTCGAACCGTGGGTCCACGACGAACGCCACGCATGGGCTGATAGCCTCGGAATCGTAGCCCAGCCGGTCCGCGTAGTCGTCGTAGAGCTTGTAAGACCCCACCCTTAGACAGTGCGCCGTTTGCCCTGAGACACCGTTCTTGAGCAGCATGTACGCGATCGTGTGGGTGTGGCCGCCAATGATGACATCGCAAGGCGAACCCCTGTAATTGCGCTTTACCTGGCCGTGAGCCGCGTTGTACATCGACCGGCCTTGGTGATCGTGCCGGGCGTCAATGGAAATTCTGTGATCCCCACGAGCAACATGGAAAATTCCCCCGTGACTGACTGAGTGGACTCCGTGATCCCTACAGATCAGCTCCGCGACGTGTGACCACTTATCGTGGTTTCCAAGGATGACCCAAAGCCAGTCGATCTCCGAGATCAGCCAACGCATCATCTCGGTTGCCTCGTCTTCGGTGAACTGTTGGTGAGCGTATAACCCCCTGAGCTTGCCGACCCAGTTGTTTGTCAGGTCCCCGATATTGAACGCGAACACTTCCGGTTGCCTGGCTATGTCCATGTGCTCTTTGAGCGTTGCAAGACAAACCCCGTCGTCGTCTACGTGGGGGTCGCCAAACGCCATGAGCATGTAAGGACCTTCTCCGCCGATCTTGACGTGAACATCCTTCTTGCCCTCGTGGTGAGCCTTCTTGCGCCTGAACGCCTCTGTACGGGCTTCTAGCAGCTCTGCAACGGTTCTGTTGGACTTAGTAAGCCCTTTAACTTCGAACTGCTTGGAATAACCCTTGGCGTGGCCTAGTTCTCGGGCCTTGCCTTTGATTGACGGCATTGACCTTCCAAGAATGTCCGCAATCTCTTTGTATCTCTTGCCTTCTTTAACGAGCCGAGTTAGCTCCTGTTCTTCATGCCCAAGCCATGCGCGCTTCTCAATCAAGTTCCACCCCTAGGGCCGTTCTAGTTGCCCTTCGATCCCTAGCCTTGTGCCGATGCGGATCAAGTTGCGGTCGATCCGGTCAAGACTCACCCGCATCTCTTTGATCTGGGCATCTTGAACCTCGTTGACCTGCTCAATCCTGTTCATGCGAACTTGAGAAACTGCAAACGTGCCGCCCGCGCCAAAGATGAATGCGCAAATGGCGACAACCACGGGGAACCAGTTAGGAACCAGTTTCAACCCAGCCGAGAGTGCTTCTTCCTTGCTCATGCTCCAAACCTCCAGACGGGCAGCCCAACGGCCTTGCCGAGTGCGTCAATGTCTAGAAACTTGGGGTCGGTCTTGCGGCCTGGACTCACAATCGCGTGAGTCGTGATCCACTTGAGCGTAGGCACCTTGGCCTTGAGTGCGGCAATCAATCCCTCAGCCGCTTCAATCTGTTTCGGTGTGAGCTTTTCGTTCTTGGACTCGAAGTTCGCAAATGCGATTCCGATGCTGTACCCGTTCACCGAAGGCCATTGAACGAATTCCTTCTTCGCGTTTTGTACTCGCGATACCTGCCGCGCCGCTTCGTTCGGACCGTAGCTATTGCCAGCGTGTGACGCTTGAGGCTTCCACGATCCAGACGAACCAAACGCCGTGTAGATTGTTCCGTCACGGTCAATGATGTAGTGATAGGCAAGCCGCCGATCTCGTAACGTCTCAATCGTCCCTTCAACGCTGGAACCGTCCGTAGCGTGCATGACGATGAGCGTAATCGCGTCATTGCTACGGCTGACCGCTCTTAGAGGCGGCTCGATGGCCACGAACTTCAACATCGGACTTCATCATGCGGGCTTCAAGTTTTGCGATCCACCTTGCTTTGCGCATCTGCTTTCGTCGGTATTTGCGCAGGTGCTTCGTGGTGTGCAACTTGATCTTCGCCATAACTCAAATTGGAGGCCGGGGGCTGGACTAGGACCCACCGTCCTTAGGAGGAGGCACGAGAGAAGATTAAAGGCCCACAAGGTTCGCAGCCAAACAATAAACGTTTGACGAAGTGGGCCTACCGACTTGCCGGTTTGGTGCAATGAGCGAACACCGTCGCGGCATAGGTCGGAAACTGGTTGCCGGATTCTCGGGACACTTCCGGCAAGTGCCAGGAAAGGGAGATGAAAGCCCTCCCGATGTGAAATTGTTTTTGCTCGGGCGTGATTTCCTGGGTGGAGCAAAGCCCACATCGTGGGCCGACGCCCACAACCTACAACGAATCCACATTAACGTACCACGCGGCTGCTGGTCACAGGGCAAGCGAGCTGCAACTCGTAATTCTTGGCCCTGGCGATTCCTGCCCCCATTGCAGAGGCCGAGCAAATTGATCGGCGGGCACGGTTTTCGGTGCAATCATAAAAACCTACTTCCCGTTAGCCGATGAAAGAGCACACCCGCCTAAATTGATTTCACATACAACCGACAGACCTTCTAACGAACTTTTCGAAGTTCAGATGCCCTCTTTTGTCGCTTGGAGTTGATGAAGTGAAGAATTTCCTGCCCTTCACTTCTATGCAAACGTGGCTCCCGCGAGTCAAGCTAACTTCCCCCCCGACGCTTTTGGCAATCTCTCGGATGAACTTCATGTGTTCGCTGTGACTCATGCAAATTGGAAAGGCCCCGAGGATGCGCTCGGGACAACACGCGCCGGAAGATTACCGGTCATAGCAGTCTCAGGCAACCGTTACTCCATCGGTGTGCAATGCAATCAACCTTTGGCGGCGAGACCCGCGCCCAGGATTCTTGATGGCCATCGACAATCTAGCCGTTGGCAATCTACTCCAACTAAGACGTAGAAAAGGATTCAAACGTTTCTCGCATCACGCAATTTTCTTGGACTTTTTCAAGCTCCTCCGGTTCGGGCGGTGCGCCCAATCGCATAGCGGGCCAAACGGAATGTACCACCGGCCCTGGCTGTTCTGCATTGATCCTGGGATTTCACCATCGACGCATGACTGTCGCACGTACTCCGCGCTTAGCTGCACGAGGTCGGCAGCGTCCTTCAACGCCACCATTGCATCCCGGCCAATCACCGTACTATCTGTGATCCGTTCACTGAGTCGAGCGTCAATCGTGCGGGCTAGGACCTCGGTGAACTCCATCGACGCCCAAGCCTGTTCATCCGTTGCCGCGCCTTTGAACCACTCAATGAGTGAGTCTACGACATCAAAGTAACCCGGCGTTGTCTGCACGATCCACTGAGCGCGGATAGCGTTGATCGGGTCGTCGGGTGGTGCCTTCTCGCTTTTGAGCGTTCGCACTTTTGGCCGACCTACTACCACGTCTGCCCATTTCTCCAGGACCATCTGGGCCTTCGCCATCTTGCGGCGTGTGATCCGCTGCTGACGCGTCATGCCCTGCTCAACAAGCTGCATGTTACGGCGCAGTGCTTCTTTGTGCTCCAGCTTCATGCGGGTTTCTGGCCTCAGTAGGTCCCGGTAGTCACCTGTATCAATGACCTCGTTAATGGCGAATGGGTGTCGTCGTGCGCTCACGATGCAACCTCCTTCACCTTGTCAGTTAGCTTCTTCGCCGAATCAAGAAACTGCTGCCGAGCTTCTTCACGGTTCTTAGCCGCCCGCTCCGCCTTCGCTTCTCGCTCCTTGGCAAGCCGCCTTGACTCTTCTATCGCTTCGTGCCAAACATCCTCGCGTGACTTCTCGGACTGGCCGTAGTTGTCCCACCAGTACGAGTTAGGGGCGAAGAACCCAATCAGCCGCTCCACGCCCTGGACGTTGACTCTTACGCCCCCCCTGAGCCGGTCGATGTTGATCCGCAAGAGCCAATCAGCCGTCTCCTCGTTTGGTTCGGGCTGCTGGGTGAAGAACCCCTCGGACACGTCGCCGGTCGCGTCGAACCAGTGAAGCGTCTTGGGTTGGGCCTTGGGTTCGTTCTTGTCCCTCGGAAGGAAGTCTCGAAGCCTCACTGGAGTCGGCTGGGGTGCCGATGATCCACCGTTCTGGGCCTTGTAGTTGACCACAGCGACCGAGAACACCTGCAAACCGTGGTCCTCAATCATCTTGGCAAAAGCGCCCTTGGCTGGCCCTGGAATCGGCTTACCCCACTCGGCTACGATCATGGAATCCACGTAGCTTTCTGCTTCACTTGCCGACATCATTTGCGGCGTCCTCATGCTGCACCTCCTTGGCTTTCAAGTTGCCTAGCGATCTCCTCGGCACTCATGCCGGTAAACCGTGACGGCGTGTAGGCTGGTTCGACCTTCTTCTTGGGTTCGTAAATGCCGATGTAGCCCTGCTTGATCGAATGCCGGATAGCCCCACCAGGGTCGTCCATCTTGTCAAGATCGGCAAGCTGCAAATCCACGGCCCTGGCGGTCAGCGTCTTGCGCTTCTCGGATCGGTGTTTGCACCAGTCAAGCCATTCCGGGCCATACCGGGACTGCTGATCGGCGTTGAGGGCCAAACGAGGGTCGAACCTCCTCGAATCCGAACCAGACGCGGACGGGTTTTTGGGACTGCCCTGCTCCCTAGGCGGTGGCGCAGGATCGTCAGCCATGCCGTCCCTCTCCCCGCACCCCTCTCCCTCTACTGGCTTGGTATGGCTAGGCATGGCTTGGCTAGGCTTGGCTAGGCTGTCGCGTTTTGTTCGCGAATTGTTCGCGAATTGTTCGCGAATTGGTTGCTCATCGCTCGTGCTAGGTTCAATCTCTGGCTTTTCTGGTTGCTCTTGTGGCATTCGCCGCAGTCTCGAACCGTTCGCGAATGACTTCCCAGCTTTCTCAAGGGCCTTCTTCGTCGCGTCGTCTGCGTGTTCGTGCCAATCGTGAATGTAAAAGCCGCCCTCTACCTCGTCAAGAAGTCCGGCCTTCACCCACACGGATGAAAGGTCCCCATCAAACCCGACCGTATCGGCGCAATCCAGGATGTCCTCTTCGGTCAGGAACCCAGTTGGTGTGTACCGACTGACCCACTGCCAAACCGCTTCCATCAGCCCGAGAGCTGCAAACCGTGGCAATCCGATAGCCCGCGCAAGCCGCCGTGTCTTCGGATGGTCTAGTGTTCCTCGCTTAGCCATTTATCCCACCCCCATATGAAGTTTGATCTCATCCTGCGCGAACGACATTTCCCATCCATCTTTGCTTTTGATAATCGCCCTACCGTCATCGTCATACCCAATGATTTTGCCATAGTGAAGGTACTCCTTCCCTGCCACAACGTACTCACCGCAGACAATTTCCTCGCTGTTGATTTGCCAACGGAAATGGCCCTTCCTTTTGTGCTCGTCCCTCAAGATCGTGTAACTCGCGCCGTGTGGGTGTTTCAAGATGTACCCACGGTTGCAAAGGCGATCAATGCAGTTCGCAATTTGCTGGGGGTATTTGGCCCCTACCGCTTTGGCAATATACCGATAGTTGGGGGCGCATCCGTGCTTCTCTATAAATTGCCGGATCGTCTTGATGACGACGGCTTGCAATGGAGTTAGCCTGTCCTTCATTCCGCCACCCACTGATAACAGCCTTTCCTGCCCTCTGTGTCGCGCAACACGGTGATTGCCCGACGCTTCCCTACGCGCATGATGTAGCCTTTTCTTTCTAAGGCGTCCAAGTGGACAGTAACCCCTCGCAACGACGTGATCTCGAAGCTCTCCCCGATTTCTCTAATGCTGGGTGCATAGCCCTCATTCACGATAGACCAGTGGATGAACTGGAGGATTTCAAGTTGTCGGTCGGTAAGACCCTTCATTCAGCCTCCTCAAGCACTTCGCCAAGATCGTTGTAAGAGATGTGAATCTTGAGCTTCTGCGCCGCCGATTTCAGCACAGCGGCGATGCGGTCGCTACGGATGCTCAGCACCTCGTTAAATATCACAAGGTCCTTGCTCACGATGGTCGTGGTAAACCCAGCAAAGTCTCGACACACATAGCCCGTTGTCTTGACGAACCTCGGGAGAGCGTCCATGATCCCCATGAGCAATCCCTCATCTTCGGCGACGACAATGCACTCCTCGCCATCTTTCGCTTTCCGGTGCAGCTTCATCACCAGCGTGTGAGTCTTCCAGGGATACAGGTAGAGCTTCATGTCGGCATTGACTGCCACGCCATGCCCGTCGTCGTTGAAAGATCGGCTCACGATGTCACCTCCCTGCTTGACCTTCGATCCTCGTGTTCCTGTTGCTTTCGCTTCTGCTCTATGTCGTTTGCCTCGTTAAGCTCGTTGTACTTGTCTGCGATTTCTTCTGGCTTGATAACGTCTTGCCGGAAGTCCTCCGCGTAAACGTCCACCTCGTCGTAAAGCTCTTCAAGGGACTTGTAATCCAGTAGCCGCACAACGGTGGAGTCGTTCTTGTGGGAGTAGCCCGTCCCAGCAATTTTGATTTCCCCGTTGAAGAACACCTTCGTTTCAGCCTTACCCCTAGGGTCCACGGTTGTCTGGATGCCCTGGTTGACGACCAGGTAGTACCAAGCGCGTGGTCTCACGAGTTCACCCCCGCAAATAGACCATCATCAAAAACACCAGGTCGAGATGTAAAAAAAGAGAGCGTCATGCTGCCACCTCCCCGTGACGTTGACGGAGCCACAGTGCCATGCAAAGAGCATCGGCAAGGGCTGAACGATGAGATTTGTTCTTGGGCCAATCCAGGCCAGGATAACGGTCCATTGCGTAGGCAACAGCCTTCTCCTTGCTCCCCTCAATCGGCCCACAGGTTGCGAGCTGCCATGCCCTTGGTCTGACTTCGAGCAGTGGCACCTTGAGCGCATGGATCACGCCACGAACGATGCCGACGCTTTCGCCGAACTTGAACATGGAGCTAACCCCCTGCCCTGGCATGGCTGCCACTTGTTCCAAAGCGCACATAGGCGTGTACTCGCTGTATGCAGAAAGGAACTCGTGGACGCCGCGACCATCAACACGGTTGTCAACGACTGGCATGAGAGTCCAGTCCATGAAGAGGCCGTCTTGATCGAGGGCAACGAGTGCTCCAGAGATGCCTGGGTCGATGCCGATGAACAGCTTGCCCATGTTCTTCATTCAGCACCCCACACAGGCCAAGACTCCACTTCGTTTCCGTTTTCGTCAAATACACGAACGCAGGGCTGGCCACACAGAAAGGCGTGCCTTGTCGCATCGTGGCGGCTAATCGGTTGCACACCACCGGCAAACGTAACGCCAAATTTTGACTCGGCTTTGGCCCGCCAAATCTCAGCGGCTTTTTGGGTATCTAAGACCGGGTAGAAATTGCCACTCAATTTCATTGGCTGAATACGGTCGCCGATAACCCAGTAGATACGCTCAAGCCCGTTGATTTCCTCAACGATGGATTGGCTGACTGGCACTTTCTCGGCGTTCACTTGGCACCCCCGCTCGGCAGCGACGCCGCAAGCAGGTACGACGCACACACGAAGAAGAACATAGCGGCAAGGAGCCACGTGAGCAAAAGCACTTCCACGGCCTTGTATCCCTTCTCCGTAAACTCATCCACGAATGCGCCAAGAGCAAAAGTTACAAAAAGCCACAGGGCCATGACGCCGATGGAGAGCAGGAACAGGAACGTTTCCCTGGTCATTTGGCACCTACCTGATCTAGTGCCGCTTTTAGAGTGGCCCTCATCACAAATTCCGATGAGTCCATGATTTCTTCGTCCACCATGAACTCAGCTTTTAGAAGGTCGCCCATCTTCTGCAACGAGACCATCGCCGCCCAGAGAACGTACACCGCGTGTTCCTCTGATGTGACCAGCCCGTCGTTTAACGCACGTTGCACCAATCTCGCAACCTTCTTGCAGTGCTCTACTTGTGAGTCGGTAAATTCAATCTTGGTCATTGCGCCTCCCGTCGTGGGTGTACGACTTTGATCTTGGGTGAGATGGATGTTAATCGACGCTCAGCCGAAGACTCAATGCGCTCCATTGCATTTTGCTTGCTGGCGTGCACCTCGGTGTAGCAACGGTCATCCGAATACCACGGGATATTGTTTGTTTGCCTAAAGGTGACGCTGCCAACATAGAGTCCCCCCACATAGCAACGGGACCTAATGCCTCCTGCTTCATACCACCTCGTTTCAAGTACAAGCTCGTCCATCAACCCTCCCAAATCACCTTGCCATCGCGTGTAATTGAATCCCAATGTAAAGGAAAGTCTTCGTTGTCCCACATTGACCTCGCGCCGGTACTCTTGTTTTCAAGGTGGAGCACAAGGGTCGTTTTACCGCTGGACCGCAGCTCGTAATCTTGCCGGACAACCTTGAAGACCTGTCCTCCACACGCCGCAATCTCGTCGTTCAGTTGAAGTTCGTATGTAGTCATCAATCCTCCGCAAACGGGTCGTACTCGTCGTCGATCTGGGTCTTAGCCTTTGGAGCTTCGTTGCCGTCTTCTCGTGGTCGGTCAAGGAACGTCACGCGGCTGGCTTTCAATTCCCACGCCTTGCGCTTAGCACCCTCTTTGTCCACAAACTCTCGGCATTGCATCTCGCCCCACACCCCGGTAAGGCGACCCTTAATGCCGTAGCTGCTGACAAACTCTGCGCTCTTGTCCCACACCTGGCACTCAAAGAAGTCGGAGCCGTCTTTCTTGTTAGCCCGATCAACGGCGACGCAGAACGAGCACACCTGTTTCCCGGTGCTGGTAGTACGAAGTTCAGGATCGCGCACAAGCCGACCCACGATGGAAATGTTGTTCAAGATACAGCCTCCTTAGCTGGTTTGTAGGTTTCAAAGAGGTTGGCAACTGAGACCGAACCCTTCTGGGTGATCCAGCCATCCTCCTTGAGCGTTTTGTAGAGTTCGAGAACAGGAAGGAACAGGTCAAACGCTTTGTCCGGCTTGACCAGTTCGCGCAGTACAACCCGGTCGGTGCCCACGAGCGCAATGAACGCCGTTAGACCGCCAAGGGTGGACACTTCTAGCTCTTCGCCTGTTTCGGGTTCAAGCCAGTGCGTCGTGTTGATTTGGGCTGCAAGCTGGAGAGCGTCCTTCGCGTTCACCTGGTCACGGGTCTTGAAGTCGATGACACAGATGCTGTTGATCCCTGGGACCTGGCAGATCATGTCAATGGTGCAAGCGTAGCCAAGGCCCTTGTGGACGCCAGCCTTTTCTGAATAGAGAGGCTTGATATGCCCTTCCAGTAGCCACTCATTGAGCGCAACCGTGTGGGCAATCGTCTCGTCGGCGTCGCACTTGTAGGCCCTGTTCCCGTCACCTTCTGCAATGCGGTTGTGGACCCAGTGAGCCACGTCATCCGCGCCTAGCGGGAAGTAGTCAGGATCGTTAAACCTCGTAGCCCAATCGTGTGCAAAGTCGTGAACGACGGTGCCACGGTCGGCGCAACGGGAAAGCTCGGCAGTTGGGAAGTTCTTGAGGTACGCAGGGTCGAGCAGTAGGCTTTCAGCTGGCACTTCGTTGTAGAGCCATTCGTAGCCTTGCCCCGTCCACTCGCAACCTGTAGAACGCCAAACCTTCTCGCCCTTTTGGTGGGCACGGTAAAGGCGTTGTGCCTCCTGCATGGCCCAGGTAAAGCCCGCGTAGTTCGGACCCGTGTACAGGAACTCCAGGATCGTAGTTAGCCCGTGGTAGGTTTCATCCTTCCAGGTGTAGTACGAGGCGTCCTCGGAGCGAAGGGTTGTGCCCTTGGCGCTCATGGCTTCACCTTGATCTTGGCCTCAAGCTCCTTGATCGCCTCTAGCGTGATCGGACCATCTTTGAACCCGTGAAGCATCGCAAACTTGATCGCGTTCTCAATACGGTGCCCGTAGTAGCCCTTGATGACCCAATCTTTGCGCTCCTCCTTGGTTTCCTTGGCGACAATGGTCTTGTACTCTTCAACCGCGTAGTTGTAAGAGTCGGCCTTGACGATGCGGATGTCCCCGATGTTAGGCATGGGCTTTCACCGGCTGGAGCAGCTTCTCCTTGACGTACTCAATGAAGTCACTAGCAAGCGTTGCTCGTGACGTTTCGCTGTTGATCGCTACGTTTTCCTTGAACTCCCAAACAATCTCCTCTTGAGAGATGTCGATGCCCTTTAGCGCAGCTCGGAGCGGCTTCCACTCTTCGGCGTTGACACCAATCTCTTTGAGCCACTCGCCACTTGCGCTAACCTTGGCCGCCTTCGTGGTCGGGCCGTCTGGTGACCGCTTAGGTTCAGGTGCCTTGGCAGGTGGCGTGTCACCCTCGTCATCCTTGGCGACGTGCTCCTTCTTCTTGTCGTAAAGGGCAAGGCCGAACTGATCCCCGAACGTAATCAAAGCCCGCTTCATTGCATCGGACTCGGCTTCCTTGATCGCTGATTCGTGAGCGCGGCCCAGGTCCTTGTCGATCCCCTGGCCAAAGCCCGTTCCCTCCCTAACGATGTTGCCGACCTCAACGCGCACGGTCGAGGTGTAGCCGACGTACCATTGCTTCACCACGTAGGTCCCGCCTTTGCTCGTGCGTTCAACTTCTAACTGCTCGCACTGGACCATGTTCATTGAGGTGAGGCGACGGTTCCACCCGGCAAACCCAAAGATGGTGTTCATCTTTCGGATGACGTAGTGCGCCTCCACGTAGTCGAGCGTCGTGTTGCCTTGCGTTCGTGCCTTGATGACGCCCTGCTGGAGCGGCTGGTTAAGTAGCCGAACCTGTTCGTCCGTCAGCACTTGAGCCTGGTCAATGCTCGGGTATGCTATGGTCATGCGACCCTCCAGGCCCGCACCCCGCCCTCAACCGAGCGCACGGTGAGGATGTGGGGAGCCTTGGTGCCCTCTTGGGCCATCTTGATCTCTTTGATCGTAATTCGCATGGCCCCTCCTTAGCGAAGTCGCAGGTGAGTCCCCGGCTCACCGATATAGGCAAAGTCCAATGCCACACCAGACTCAAGGTCTGCTCGGATTCCTTCGCGGTCGAATTCGATGCTGATCTTCTGGTACTCCTCTGGGATCAGGTCAGCTGTCACGCCGTCCACAAACTCAAGCGGTGCCTTACCACCGTTCTTCTGAATGGCAATCTTGTTGGTCGCGGTCTCGAATCGAGAGATACCGGACATTTCCATGAACTCCTTGAGCCGATCTTTCAGCCTCTTGGCCCGGCCTTCAGCAGCTTGAGCCAGTGCCCGCACTCGGTCTGCCTCAGCCTTGGCGACAGTCGCTTCCGACTCGAACTTCCGAATGAGAGCGGCATAGCTGTCAACCTTGGCGTCGCGATCTTCCATAAGCCCAGCAAAGTAGGCAAAGGTGGCATCCTTGAATTCGTCGTCGGCTCCGATCTCATCCAGCCGATCAAGTGCAATCGCAATCGAGTTGATCTCGTCGTTCAGTTCAAAAATATTCACTTTGTCTCCTTTAAGCCGACCTCTCGCGGCGTCGAGCGGAGACTGTGCTAGAATGAGTCGTCTGATCCTGTTCACAGTCTCCGTTGTTGGTGAAGACATGGGCCGGTGCGGTGTTGTGACCCCCGGCCCGTTCCTGTTTCAACAGTGCATACTGCCGCTCAACGAGGCTCTTGGTTGCGCCAATGCCCTGGAGCGACCGAACGACGGCAAGCCTGTTTGGCCTAGGCCACTCGACCAACAGCGCAGCTCTCACGGCGGCTATTTGCTCGTCCGTGAATACACGCGGTCTGCCTGGTTTGCGTTTCGCTGGTGAATCCATTGGACGTATTATAGGCGCGTCATCAGGGGTTCGCAAGTGGTTTTGAGAAATTTTTTCGATTTTTTTGTTTTGCCCTTGTATTTTTGTGAAAGCGGGCCTATAATGAATCTGTGAGGCTCACAACAGCCTCGGAGACAACAAATGGCACGAACAAAGAAGCCCAATCGAAAGGTTCATCACCGAACCAAACCCACGACGACTTGCGGACGAGAGCGACGAGCTGACCGACGCGACCTGCGCGAGATTCTCGCTGAGGTGGCGCGATGACCGTCCGATTCTTTACCCCCTGCGAAGAGTGCGAGCGCACTGGCCGTGTGACGATCTACGGCATCTTCGGCGGCGAACTGGACGAAGTTGATTGCCCAGCCTGTGGTGGCGACGGTCGCACTGAGACCAAGGGCGAGACCTTCACGAGCTACGAGAGCCGGTTCAGCATCCCCGTCCACCTTGCGACTGTTCCGCCGACCGTGGACCCTTACAACCCGTTCGAGGAGGTGGTGGCGTGAGAGCATTTCTGAATACCCCCGTGACCAAGGCTCAACTCCTTGAGTCACTTCGTCGTCACGCCTCCGCCGATGCGTTCATGCGTGGCACTTATGGAGAGGAAGATGGGGGCACTTTCAAGGGTTGCGCGGTCGGATGCACGTTGCACGAGTTCAGCGAGTCCACGGACAACCACTCAGCCTATGAGCGGCTATTTGGAATTCCTGAGGCCGTCGCCAGGCTGGAAGACGCTATCTTTGAGAAGGCAGAGGGTCACACTACTTGGCCTATTGAGTTCGTCGAAGCGATCCCAGTTGGCGCGGACCTTTCCCAAGTTGCAGACAGGTTAAAGCTGTTCTGCTTAAAGGAGATCGTTCAGTTTGATCGTGAGAAGTACCCTGACGTGGCGAAAGCGGTTGATGATGTCGCATCGTTACTGGAGCGGAAATTGAGCGGCGATAATCCGAGTGATGCCGCTAGGTCTGCCGCTGAGTCTGCCGCTGGGTCTGCCACTGAGTCTGCCGCTTGGCCTGCCGCTTGGTCTGCCGCTAGGTCTGCCGCTGAGTCTGCCGCTGAGTCTGCCGCTTGGTCTGCCGCTTGGTCAAAGATCAAGGTACACTTGCTGCACCTGTTGAAAACGGCTCCAGTGGAGGTGACGGCGTGAACAGGAAGGACGAATTGGTGCGACGGCTTCAATCCAAGCCACCTATGAGGCCTAGCGGCATGGGTACTTGGTATCCGGTTGTCCGAGACTGGGTGAAGTGCCAAGACGGTTTTGAAATGAGCGTTCAGGCCAGCGAGTCCCACTATTGCCGTCCACGAGGTAACGACGGTGGGTATACGCACTTTGAGGTTGGTTTCCCAAGCGCAATGGAACCGCTATTAAGTCCATACGCCGAATCCCCCGAGAAGCAACCCAAGACCGTTTACGGTTACGTACCGCTCGACATCATCGTTCAAGTGATCGATGCGCACGGAGGCCCAGCGTGAACATCCTCGCACCCCTCTCGGGTTGGGACGTGGCAAGCGTCGCGGCTATCGGCTCCAACGTGTCCCAGCGCGAACTGATCGCCATGATCGAGGATGCCCTGTCACTGCGGTCGCAAGCCATCAGCGCGGCTGAGGACCTTCTAATGCACTGCAAGGACGCGGAGGAAGCTCCGAGGTACGGCGATGACCCGGCTGAGCATCAGCGATGGGCATTTGAGGCCGCGACCGACTACTACAACCTGGTCGAAGCCTACAACGCGCTGGTTCATGAGATCGAAGTCGCAAGCAGGGTTCAAGAACCACCGGCCGACGTGTTCAGCGGAACAAGGGGTGAGGCATGAGCTTCGGGTCATCTTTAGGGCCTTTCTCGCTTCGGATTGAGTGCGAGTACCGCCGCGATTTTTGCACGACGTGGGAAGTTAATGTGCCGTGGTGGGCTCTTCGAGCTGAGCCCTGGGGTGGGGACGTCGGGCTTCTGGTCGAGACTGAAGACGGTGCGCGGATGCTTGTGTCAGCCGCCGACTTCCAAGGCTACGACTGGATTCATGCCTCGGTTAGCCGCCGAGGGCGCACTCCAAGTTATGCCGATCTGGTCAGGCTCAAAGAACTCGCTTTTGGTCCCGACCGCTACGCCTATCAGGTGTTTCCGCCCGAATCAAAGCACGTCAACATTCACCCGAATTGCTTGCACCTGTGGGGTCGGCTCGACGGGACCCAAGCGTTGCCCGAGTTCTCAAAGGAGGGTTCGATTTGAAACTCTCCGACCAACTCCGATCCTCGGGCGTGGTGAAGGGTCTCCAGGAGAAGCCACGTCCAATCTCGCCATTCAAGCTGTGGTGGCTCAAGAATGGTGCTACGGCTTTCGGTGCGGTGATCTTCGCCGCAGTGATTTATATCGCGGTCCTGTTCATGGGCCTGGGGGTGAAGTGATGGGAGAAAAGTTGCAAGTTGAGTTGATCGTGCCTCAGCCAAGCAGTCGGTTGCTGCCATACAGAGACCCACTACATGGTCTCTTTTGGGCCGAAAGTGGAGATTCACCTTTTGAATCCCAAATGTGGGTCGCTCCCGACTGGGCCTACCAATGCGTTAGGGCTAGTGAACTTACATGCTCAGAGTGCGTTGCCTTAGACCCATCGGTTGATACGCTGGATTATTGCTTTGGCCCAAGCTGCCGTAGCGGTGAGCGCGGCTGCAATGCAATGGGGTGCGAGGGTGTACGGGACCATTTTCAGCGACTTCATGGAGACGGTTGGTATTGGGTGTCAAAGCGGGAGGTGCAAAGTTGAGCCACGAACCCGAGATGGACGAACGCGGCTCCGTATCCCCTGCCTCAGCGTCCAAGGGGTGCGTCATCGTGTGCGCCGTCCTGTTCGTTCTCGTCGCTGTGTTTGGTCTGTATTGGAGGTTGAAGTAATGCCAGAAGTCGTTAAGTTTGAAACCGTGATTCCCGATGGGTGGGAGCGGTGCGAGTGGGGAGATCAAACCGCGTTTGCGTGGGGGCCACCTGAAAACGGGCCTTACTATTTTACGTTGAATGGAGGCGTGCTGTATATCGCAGGCCAAGGCTCAATTGACGCGAAAAAGGCTTTGTCAGTCGGCATCATACCGATCCGCAAGAAAGTGGTGAAGCCGCTGGAAGTTACAATCGAGGTGGCATTTGATAGCTTCCACTACATCCAAACTCGTTTTATTGGCGAGGATGGTGTGAAGATTGGTGCCAGGAGCCTTAACGGCAAGAAGTTCAGGGAGGTGATGGAATGACCAAATACATCTTGAAGATGCGCCCGGGCAAGGCCATGAAGAAAGCCAAATGGGTGAACCACCAGCAATACCTTGAGCGCGTCATTACTCATGGCCCGTTTTTGCGGTTGAAGGACGCCAAAAAGAAGGCTACCGAGGCACGTAAAGAGCGGTGTGAAATTATTGATTCCTGGGAGCCACGAATCATCAAAGATCTTGGCCCGATGTACCGCAAGGTGTGGATTGAGGAGGTGGTGGAATGACCTGGCTTCGCCTGCTTAGCCTACGCCGCCTGCTTCGAGACCTCAAGTACCTACAGAAAGAGGTTAGCGACCTTGGCCGTGAAAGCGTCGAGCGGGACTTGGAACTAGCGAAGATTGAGGCGACGATGACCCATCTCAGGATGTCAACGACGCAACTGATAGGAGGGAAAGAATGGAAAGCGTAAACAACGGTATCACATCCTATTGCACTC